TTGCATACCCAACAGCCGCAATTCTGGAAGCAATTTGAAAACCTGCACCACCATCATTTACTGTGACTTGGTTAATTGTTCCACTAAATATTTTTGTTATAATCGCACTAGGAATAGTATCTGCAATTGGTGCGTTTACAATAACGGGGTCACCAACATTATAGTTTGCACCACCATCAAGAATATTAATTCTTAATAGGTTTGATATTGTGTTTAGATGAACAGGTATAAAAATATCATCATCGGCATCATAGACAGTCAGATTGACATTTTCACCATTAATAAAAGTACCACCATCTAAAGTTTTAGAGTTGATATACAACTCATTAATGAATTCATTGTTTACAATTTTTGTGGATACTTTTTCAACTAATGCAGTTGAACCACTGGTTTCACCTGTTATCAATCTATTGACAAATAGGTTTCTATCCAAAGTTGTTGGATAAAATACTTCAATCTTAGAACCATTTGCTGGTGCTGCATTGAATATAATCTTTTTGGTTTCTTTACGTACTAAAAAGGATGTGGTCACAGAACCATTAATATAAACAGTTAAATCACCAATATCAAATTGTCCCAACAATTTAAAAGTCTTTTTTGTTCCATCGCCAGTATATGTTGAACTGATATCATTTGAAACTTTTAACGCATTATCAATTTGCCACTTACCATCAGATGCTCTAAGGATGTCATTTTTTGGATATTTGATTTCCAATTCTTGACCAAACAATAGTCTGAACAAGAATTTAAAAGAATTCTCAGAACCCTTTGAGAGATACAAAGGCAATAAATTTTTAATTAGAAATGATTTGTCTGCCGATACATCTCTTGGTAACAAGTAAGCAAAAGTTTCAAAAAAGTTTTTCTCAAAGTCATCAATAGATTCGTCAACATCGGTTAGATAACGCAAGTCTTTTGTTTGCGCCATCAAATCATTCTTTTGTGTTCCTTGTTTTGTTTCTAGGAACTCATAGTATGCTTCCAAAAAAGAAATGAATAGGGGATATTCTTCCCTTACATATTCAGGAACTTGTTGGTATATTAACGCTGAAACTTTTTGGTCTGCCATTAGATAGTTTGCAATTCAGTTGATATAGAACTTGGATCGTTTAAATCAATTGTAATAATTGTATTTTTCTGTGATGAAATAATTCCGTTTTGTGCTTCAATATCTATAGAGATATCTCCGTCAGAAGAAGCAGAAGAAAGAATTTGTAAATCATTTAATGTGATTAAACCGGAATCATAGTTAATTGTTCCTGCTTTTGCATTAACGATTTTTCGTTCGGCATTTGTGTCAAAATAAATTGTTCTTAAATCACCAAAGCGTGTGTTCAAAACGGCAATTGCTGCTGCACCAAAACCTGAACCACCACTAATTGTGATGATTGCACGACTATAGTTTAGACCACGGTTTGTAATCGTAATACTTTGAACTTTTTGATTTACAACAACCGCTTCAGCTGTCGCTCCTGTACCATCGCCAGTAATTGTGACCAAAGGTGTGGTTGAATAACCAGAACCACCGTTTGTAACCAAAATCTCATCAATGCCTGTAAATGAATCAGGAACTTCTTCTAGTCTAACTGTTCTTCTTACCGCTTGTGTATCATAAACATCAAACTCGGTAGAACCAAGTCTATTGGTTACAGTACCACGGTGCAACTCAGCATTAAATGAAATTTCATATGTTCTTGTGACAGCAATTTCCGGTGTAAACTTTTTCTTTAATCTTAAAATACATTCTGAACCAATAATTGAATTGGTGTCAACTGAATCAACCGAATCTTGTAGTTTAGATAGAACAAATGTCGATGCAAATTTATCCAAATACAAAGTTCTATATGATAGAATTGCGTTTCTTACAGAATTTCTTAATGCATCAGGATTCAAAGAAGTTTTCTTTGGGTCATATTTGATATAATTTTTAACCAGTAAATAAAGATATTCTGGTTCTCTAATTTCGGTTGTTACCGCAACGATAGATTTTGGTGCAATAATCTCATCAATAATTCTTTGTTTCTCAACCTCAGAGATATAAAATCCTTGTTTTGGTTTCATTGAAACCAGAACACGTCCATAGAGGGGAGGATTTTCATCTTCTCCACCCCAAACAGATAATGAATCTAAAGCAGGATATGCTTTCTTGATATATGATTCATAGTCTTTAAATGTGACTAAACGATTTTGAGTGGCGTATTGTGATTGAGCTGAATACTTAATTGAATCAACTGATTCTCTGGATCCACCACCAGAAGCAACTGAGATAACATCAATTATAATTCCACTTGACCCAGCGATTGCTTCTTCGGCTATAAAATATTCTGTTCCGTTAGCACCTGCACCGTTGGTAACCAAATAAGAAACTTCAACAATAGAACCATCTGTTAATTTTTTCCCAACAGAATCATTACCAAAATAAATTTGAAATTTTCCATTTCTTGTTTCTTGCAAGAAGAAAACTCTTGATGTTCCATCAACATCAACAATATCTGTGGCCTTAGTATATACTTCGGTAAAAGTGTTACCTGAAGTTGGTGTAACGGAAACTTTAATACTGTTTGTATCAATGTTTACATCCGGAATGGTAAAAATTGATTTTGGATTAGAGGAAGAACTATAAGAAAAAGTTGATGTGGTTAATCTGCCTTCATATAATTCAACATTTTCAAAGATAAATTGTGTTCCACTTTTTGTCACAATTTGTGTGTCTAACACATTGAAACGATATGAAATGGCATCCACTAAACTACCAGCAACACTATAGCCTCTATTCAGAGCAGCTGTTCCTGGTGTAGAACTTCCTGTTTCGACTGTTATATTTACGATTGCTTTTGGAGCAGTAACCGAAAATGGAGTATAACCTAAAGTTTTTGCGTGAGAGATTACTGAATCTCTAAGAACTGCTGTATCCAAAAATGATTCATTCGCAACCATGTTCAGATAGTAGGCGTTGTAGTGGGTATTGTATGCTAACAAATCCAATAGAACGCTAAGACTAGAACCCTCAAAGTCATAGTCTGTAAATTCATTTTGTTGTTTTAAAAATGTTTTTAAATTGGTCTTGATTGTATCAAAATCAAGGTCGGTAATATTTAAACGGTCTGCCATTTGTTATCGAATCCGTTCTAGGAAAAATGTAATTGATAGAGGTTGAGTTTGGTTTACAATCATAAACTTCATTTCAACATTGAATCCGTTGTTGTCAAAATCTGCTCGAGCTATTGTTTCCAACAGATTCACTCTTGGTTCATAATTTCTTACCGTTTCGTTAATCTCCCGTTCAATAGCGGAAGCCGTAAGGGTGTCTAGGTTTTCAAATAGAAGTCTGCGAATATTGCTTCCAAAATCTGGATTGAACGGCTTCTCATAATGAGCCGTAAGAACAATGTTCTTTATGGAATTGATTACGGCTCTTTCAGCCACAAGTTTATTGACATCCTTCCTGATTGGATGGATGGTAAAATTCATGTCGAGGTCTTTAAACTCTCTTGCTATGTTGGTCTGAACTGTTGCCATTTTCTATTTATGCATTAATTCGGGTAAGTAGTTTCTCTGTTCCAACAATATTTTGGAAGAGGTAATCGTCTCCAGAACCACGTTGGCTGTACTTTTTCAACTCTCTAGCTTCATTAACCACGGTTCTAGCATTCATGTAATAATTTTCATCATGCACCCGTCTGGTGTAAATTAGCGTTTTAATTCCAGCTATGTTTGTATCCATTGTTGTTACTGTTGATAAACTTAAACTGGATACACCACTTCCGTTTATACTTGCATTAATGGTATTTGCGTAGGTTGAAATTGTGGTGATATATGAATTTACTGTATTTCCTATCAATAAACTTGTAAAACTTCCCATAACTGGTGCTGAATTTGAAACACCTGATGACTGATAGGCTATGTACGATAATGTTTTTCCTAAACCTATTGCAGAATCATAAAATGGTTTATCGTTGTTACTTTCATCCACTTGCGTCATTGGAGTAACACCAGAAATTCTATTCGTATGTGCGACAAATTTGGTAATCTCACCCTCCACAGTAACATAAACTGGACTAATTTCTGTACCCGAATTGTATGTGTAACCAGTCAAAGCTTTACAAGTGTTAGCAATATTCGAAAATAAGTTTGTGATGGCCATTGTTGTGCCACCGTTAGAAGGAAGATTTGTATTAATTAATGAAATGGACGTATTGACTGTAGCCATGGTCGTTGAGAACGGATTCGTAACATAACCATTTACTGTATTATTAGCAATGTCGTTTGATTGCCATTCTTCCAAAATTGGAGGAATAGAATCTAGATAACTTTTTGTGTCATCCGAATATTCTCGAACTCTACCTTCAGAGTCATCAAAATTATATCCAAGTCTATCAAATAATGTAGCCATTTATTTTCCAATCATATCATTTTTGTATAAGGAGGCCCGTAAACTTTACCAGGATGCAGGTGTATATTGTACATTGTAGTGTTAATTAGGTCTGTCATCCAAATAGCATTAGAAATACCAGAGTTCACGATACCAAAAGTTGCTAGTGGAGCGGTCATAGAAATAAATGAAACGATTGGGCCGGCCGTAAAAATTGAAACAGGTATCGCTAAAGGTGAAGCAGGAGTGGGAAATCCTAACGAAAGACCGCCAGTACCAGAAGTAAATCCCATTAAACCAGCACCAATACCACCAAGTGGACCAGTATCTATACGACCTAATCCAACAGGGTCTTGTACAAGTAGTGAATAGCATGTTACTGCACCCTCAATCACCAAGTCACCTTTAATAATCTTACTGTCACCAGTTAAAAACTTCATGTAACCCAATGCAGTAGGGTTTACGCCAAGATTACAGTTACCACTTGAAATGATACTTAAATCACGTTTAGTGGATACACTATAATCACCTTTCACATAAAGAATATAATCACCATCAACTCTTTCATACTTGTCGCCTTTGGTGTGAACAATAGAATCACCTTCAATCGTGATACTACAAACTCCTTTTACCAACATGTTCTTGTTTTTCAGATGTATCTCATACCCATCACCAAAAACTTTGTGTACCTCATCACTATTTGGATGAATCTCAGTAAATGTTCCTGTTCTGTGTTGAATACGAACACGCTCACGGCCAGGTGTATCGTCCAATTCAATAGAGTGGCGAGATTCTGATTGCCAAATTTTATTGTATGGATATACTGGTGGATTTTCTACTGAAGCCGGAGATTCAGGTTCAGTCCAAGACCTATCAAAACTTGGTTTACTAGCTAGTGCTTCCTTATCGGCTGTTAAAGGAGTTTTTACATCACCAGTTAACAGAGTAGGATCTGACGTTCCTAATGCGTTTGTTCTAGCTGATTGTGTTAAGTTATTTAAATTTTGTGCTAATGTAGCCATTTAATTTCCTATAATATAATTACGGTCCACGAACGCCGCCTTCAGAGCTATTAGCAACTGGAGTTGGTGCTGCGGCTGCAGCTGCGTTTGCCTCAGCTGTATTATTTGTCACTAAACCTTTAAAAAATGTCAAAGCTTCTTGTTGTTCCGCTTCACTTGTTGGTGTAACAAAAGCAGCAAGTAATTGAGCTGGAAAAGTAATAATTTTTACGGTCTCTGTAATGATTTGACCTGTTACACTAATTGTTTCTTGGACTTCTTTCACCAAATCACCAAAGTCACTACCAAATCCTAAAGAGCCAAACATATCCGAAAAGATTCGTGCTAATGCACCTAAAAATTCAGCTAAACATTTTCTCAAAAATGCCAAAAGTTTTGCTGGCAAGCTTAAAATATAATCAATCATTGCACGAATATAACGGACAATTCTGGTGATAACATTTAAAGCTGCATTAACCATTTTTAAGAAATCACGTATTTCCCTCAATATTCTATTAAACTTACGAAGTGTTTCAGTAATCTTTTTGAGTGTTCCAGATGGATCCAAATTCATACCAGAAGTAATTCCGTTCACAATAAATCTAATTAGTTCACCAAGTTTTGTCATCATAACTTTTGCCCAATCAGATATACCCTTCAATTCATTTGATATATCACAAACGTGTTCTCTGCGAGAATTCGTTACAAGATGAACAGTTCCGGTTACCTCACCTCTAGCAATTCTTGGCACAGATGGTTCACCAACTACGCCATCTTTTGAATAACCTGGTTCTCTTGGACCTTGATTGATTTCAGCTTGACTTCTTGGATCTCTATACCCGCCTGGAGGTTGAGCTTCATTTATTGCATTATATTGTGCAACTCTTTCTTCCAAACTTTTAACAAGTCTTCTTTGTTCTTCAATTTGTTTGTCAACATCTTTTATATCTGCCCATCTTTGTAAGCCTCCAGTATCTTCAGGATTTGGCTTACTAGCAGCAAGAGTATTTTTTTTCTTTACTAGGTCGTCTAGTTTTGCTCTTTGTGTATTAAGTTCATCTTTTAAAGCGTTAACAACGTCAGTAGATGAAGTAACTTCTCGTCTTGTATCGGATACAATTCCAGGAAATACACCTATTACAACAGGTTGTTGACCCTCTTTACCATCCATAAAGAAGCCCATAACCCATTCACCTTCTTTTGGAACGGTGAATGATGTAGCTCCGTTAGTTGGTAATAGAATTGAAGACCAAGGTAATTTGTCTGTAGGTAATTCCGCTTTGTTGTCTGTGTGCCAACCAATGATTCTAACACGAAGACGACCAACTTTCAAGGGGTCTTCTCGTGCTTCAACGATACCTACCCACCAGATAAAGCCATTTTTACCAGAAAAATCCGAATCACTCATTATAAGTTCCTAGAATTATTAATTGCACTACTATCAGCTCTATACATTGGTCTATTTGTTGAATCGGTAGCAACTTCAAGGACTGTTTCATGTTTATTTTGTTTGAACATATGTCTTGCTGCTATAATTATGTATTTTCCATTTAAAGAGTCATCCATTCCCTCAATTTGACCGCCTGCATTTCTTGCTGGAAAATTTAATTGTAAATTGAAACCAGAAGACAAAACAAAGTTTCCAGGTAAAGTTAGTTGAATTCGTGTCTGCATCAAATTGTATATTGTTGCTTTTCTTTGATAAACATAGTTATCAGTATCATCTATCAAGTTAGCTGTTTTTGTATCATATTGTTTTGTCCAAGAATTATTAGCTCTTTCACTCTGAAATGGATAAACAACAATATTGGACTTGTACATACTTGCTGCATCTTTACCATCTTTGTTTTTAGACACGGTTACGTTTGGATATTTGTTTGCATGATTGGACTTATTGTACATATCCAAAAAACTAATTTCTTGTATTTTTATATTTCGTGTTAAGATATCAAAACCAATGAATCTACCAGCATACATTCCACTTTTTATGGTATCTGGTAAATTAAATTGAGAAAGAATTTTAACGCTAGTTGCACCAAACAATTCATTTGAAACTTCATCAAAAAGATTCTTTGGTGAAAAATTTACCTTAAACAAATAAGGTTGTTGTAGCATAGTCGATAGTGAAATAAAATTGTAACCAGTTTTATTTTGAAAAAACATAAAATCGGCTGAACCAGATTCACTAACAGACCTTTTTGATAACCAATTAAGTGTATCAAACGGACTTAAATTGGGAACAACAATCGAATGAAGGCCTCTTGTTTTTTCAACATATCCAACTTTACCTTCTACGAGAGGAACTTGCAAATACTTTGATAAAACAATATTTGCCATTTGATGGTAATTTCCCTCAAATGATTGTTCAACTTTTTGTTGTTCGGAATAAATGTATTCTTCTGATGCAAAATGAAGAATATAACTTTCGGAAGTCATTGAACTTGGACTTCTATCTGAAATTTTGTAAACACGAAAAGATTTGTTGAATGATGTAAGCTCATCCAAAGAATCATTTCTGGTTTTTGTTATCTGTACATTGATAAATTCACTACCATCAAGATATATTTTTTCCAATAAACCTATAGCGTCTTTTATCAGGATATTTCCTGACATGCAAGGATTTAAAAGACTATCAAAAATATTCAACTCATCGAACATTCCACTTAAATCATATTCTCCAACTTTGGAAGATATGCTAAGTTTTTTAATGTTATATTCAGTTGTTTCTGAAATATTCAAATTCATTCTTTAAATACTCTTCCAAGTTCTTCTTCAACAGCATTTACAAATTCAGGCTTCAATATATTAATTGTTCTTTTTTCTTCATTCGAATCAACTTCATATTGATAGTAAGTTTTAACGTTTTTTAATATATCAACTTGAATCGTATTACCGTCACTTAATGTGGTAGTTGATGATGAAGATGTTAAGTTGGCATAATCATTAGCTGAAATCTGAACGCTTGTTTCAATGTAATCATTTGTTGAAAGTGTTGTTCTTTTTTCAATCTTATAATAGGAATGATTATTCGTTTGAGCCCAAAAAAGGCCAGTCTCGCCAGGAGATGCATTAGAGATATATTTTTTTTCGATATATCTGTTTAGTGTTCTATTCGATAAAGGCCAGTCAAATTGTGGATCCAGTTTTTCATTCATCATTAAAACTATCCAATGACGGTCTGGTGAACCATAAATTTTTGAAGCAATGATTTCTGGTGTATCAGAATCTTGTATTTCGTATTTGTAAAAAACAGCTGTATTTTGTAAAAACTCTTTTTCGAAAGAAAATCTTGATGTGATGTTAGTAACCAAATCTAAGTTACTGGACGTATCTTTCAAATAAAAAGTTTTTGGAAAATTTCTAAAATATTTTGCCATATTAACCACCACCAGTTAGTGCAGGATTTTTACCACTAGCTCTCAATTGACCAGTTTCAAAATCATGTTTCGTAACAATTGTTGTTTCTTTAAATGTTAAACTTAAACGTGTTGCAACAGGAGTACCAGTTCCACCTTTTTTTGGTGAATTATCACCAACTGTTTCATATGCAGCAAAGCCATTTGGTGCATAATCTAAATCAATAGATTGTAAAACACAACTACCAATAATTTTTGGAATATTTGGATTTTCCTCACCATTGTACATAAATTTAATATCAAATTCTGATGGAGGAATCAAATAAAAACCTCCAGAATTTTTCAAATATTCTGGTGCTTGATGGAATCGAATACGCTCAATAATATCATAGACTTCTTTTGCTTCGGATTCTGACCTAGGATAGAACATGAAATCAAATCTAAATGTTCTCAATTGTGGAGAACTATACAATACTTCCATCATTGGGTTTCTTGCAAGACCAGATGCGGCAAAAAGAAAAGAAGAAAGATTTTGACCCAAAGCTTTTGTTGTCAAATCGTTCCCTGTTATAGCATCCCACAAAAACGGAGAAAGGTTTTTACCAACACCTTTCATGTCTCCACCATTTGCTTTGTATGTTTCAATACCACCAGCTATAGCAGACATTGCTCCGGTTTGGAGTGTTCCACCCATATTTAATTCACTATAAGATTGACTATCATTAAAAGCCAAAGTATCTGGCATGTAAAGTGCTATTGTGTCAATTGTTCTTTTTGTTGTTCTAAGTCCTTGAGGAGAAACAGCTTGTTCCGCTAATGTTCCCATTTCATTAACTGCGCCTTTAGCAAATCCTAAAAATCCTTTACCTACAGTAGAGTTGGCTGCTTGACCGGTAACCTCACCTACAAAATTTGTAAATGAACTTGTTATTTTTCCAATGGTTTCTTTTCCTGGAAAGTTAGCATTTGTAACAGCGTTTGTAACTTTGTTTGATATTTCAGAAGCAAAATTTGTGATAACAGGAGCAGCTTCTTTTCCACCCTCATAAAGAGTATTCACCACTTCACCAGTTGTGGTTGAACCAACATACTGTCTTCTAGCTTGGTTTAAAGCTTCCGAATTGGTTTGTTCACCGGACTCACTTGATTTAACTTGCGTCAATCTTTGTTGATTGATGTGTAAAAGTACATAATGTCCTTTGTCATAATTTCCTAAATCACTTGGATATCTCAAAATATTATACATGTAAGCACTTTTGCTAAGATCCGAAGCTGTTGTATTGCGAGTGCGTGAATCACCACTAAATGTTATGTCTGTAAGAGAAAATAAAGGCATGTTTGTCCCAAGGTTATAATACATATTTATATGACTTTTCAAGCGTACAAAGGCCTCTTTAGGCCTAAGAATCCAAAGAAATACAAAGGTGATTCAACCAATATTGTCTATCGTTCCTCATGGGAACGCAAGGTCATGGGTTGGTTAGATGATAACCCAAATGTTATTTGGTGGGCATCAGAAGAATTGCCCATACCCTACTTATCACCTGTGGACAGAAAGGTGCACCGTTACTTTCCAGATTTCATAGTTCGGATTCGTCAAAGGACGGGTCTGGAGACAACGATGATACTGGAGGTCAAGCCAGAGGCGCAGACCAAAATGCCCACTCAAAAACGTAAGACCAAACGATACCTAATTGAAGCGGCAACATATGCGGTAAACCAAGAAAAATGGAGAGCGGCAGACTTGTTTTGTAAAGAACATGGATGGGTATTCAAAGTCATTACCGAAAAAGACATTGGTTTGTGAGATAAATAGACGATGGCATATCTAATTAACAGAATAAAAGAATCTTTAGCTAAAGAAGGATTGACACCAAGAACCGTCAAAGCTAGAGATTGGCTAAAAGCAAAAGTCTCCGAATTGAGACCAACCAAAACAACTTTGATGAAAGATAGAGATAGATTAAGAAATTCATCAATCATTGGAAAGATGTATTTTTATTATTACGATCCAAAGACAAAAGATAGAATGCCATACTACGACAGGTTTCCTCTGGTTATACCCGTTGAACAATACGCTGATGGTTTTCTTGGTTTAAACTTACACTACATTCATCCAAAACAACGTATGATTTTGTTGGATAAGTTGAGTGAAACAACCAATAACGACAAATACGATAAAACAACAAAGTTGCGTATAAGTTATGAATACTTGGCGGCTTCTACAAAGGCCTTTGAAGCACAGCCTTGCATTAAAAGATATCTGTTCAATCACATAGATTCTAGGTTTTTGGAAATTACAGCAGACGAATGGGATATTGCAGCTTTATTGCCTGTAGAATCTTTCGTTGGTGCAACCACAAGTAAAGTTTACGCAGACTCACGGAAAAAATTCTAATGTCATTCTCACCACAATTATTTTTATCAAATATTAAAGCTAAAGACGGTTTGGCAAAGCCAAGCCGATATGAAGTCATTCTTCCTATTCCAGCTCCAGTAAATAATAACATTGGTAATTCTATCATTGAACAATTGTTGAATTTACCAAACAGTATCTATACTGACATATCGTCCGTATTTACTTCTGGTGGAAAAGAAATAGACTCACAATCAAAAACAACTAATGCTTCAATTAGTCGCTATTTGGCATTACAATGTGAAAACACAGAAATACCAGGTAAAACATTACAGACCGCAGATGCTAAGATTTATGGTCCAATTTTTAAAGTGCCATATCAGACAAATTTTACCGAAACTTCATTTACATTTCTCTGTACGAATCAATTTTATGAAAGAAAATTATTTGAGAAATGGATGGAGTGTATCATGCCTAGTGATACAAACAATCTAAGATTTCCAAAAGGAGACAATAGCAGATACATGACCAACATTAAGATTATGCAATATGACGATTTCATTAAGCGCATTTTTGCTGTTGAGTTGATTGATGCATACCCTATTGGTATCTCTAACCAACAGTTATCTTGGAGTGAAGATGGTTTTCATAGAATGACCGTTCAATTCACCTATCAAAAATATCGTGTTATATACGATAGTGGCTATGATATTGGTGCAGCTATCGCTGCATTGGTTGGTGTAAAAACCGCACCGTTTGTCGATAGAATCGGTAACGGAATCAACAATACTGTTGCTGATATTTCTAGAAGTTTGGGAATTCCAAATTTATTTTAACTTATGAGGATATTATTAAATGTTACCTAAAATTGATGTGCCTGTTTATGAACTTTCTGTTCCATCTACTGGTAAAAAAATAAAGTTTAAACCTTTCACCGTCAAAGAAGAAAAACTTCTTTTGATGGCTTACCAGTCTGAGGATGCAAAATACTCAATTGATACAATCGTTCAAGTTTTAAATAACTGTATGGTTGGAGATGTTGATGTGACTAATTTTCCAACTTTCGACATTGAATATTTGTTCTTGCATTTGAGAGCACGTTCTGTTGGTGAAGTTGTTAATTTGAAATATCGTTGCAATAATACCATCGAAACAAAAGAAGATGGGTCGGAAGTTAAATGCAATGGCCAAGTGCAAATTGATTTAAATGTTTTAGAAGTAGATATACATCGTTCTCCAGAACACACCAATAAAATTGAAATTACAGATAAACTTGGTATTGTGATGAAATACCCAAAAATGAATTTCATACAAAACGATAAAATAGATGATGAGTTTCAAGTTGTTTTGGATTTGATTGTTGATTGTATTGATTACATCTATGATGAACAAAATCTATATTATGCTAAAGATTCAACTAAAGAAGAACTCACAGATTTCTTAGATTCACTACAAGGTAAAGACTTAGAAAAAATTAAAAACTTTTTCGATACGATGCCTAAAATGAGAAAGACTGTCGATTTCAAATGTAAAAAGTGTGGTTATCAAGAAGACATGCAGCTTGAGGGTCTTCAAAGTTTTTTCGGATAACATTTGGCCATGATAACCTAGAGAATCATTACAATACAAACTTTGCTATGATGCAACACCACAAGTATAGTTTGACTGAATTGGAGAATATGATTCCTTGGGAAAAAGATATCTACGTGAATATGCTAATCAGATATCTTGAAGAAGAAAATGAGAGAATTAAAAATTTAAATCAAAAGAGAAAATAAATGGCCACAGCACCAGCAACATCAACAAAACTTGCAGACATAATTAAATATCGCCGAAAACAAGGCGGCGGTGTTGCTAGTTCTTTGGCCGGTGGCATTAAAGAAAAACTTAAAGAGAAGTTTGATCCACGCCAAATATTTGACCAACAAGGTATTTTGACAGCTTTGTTTCCTGGTCTAAAAGCATTTAAAGCAACGACCGGTCCAAAACAAGAATTAAAAGATAAGATTGCTCCATCTATATCCTTTGAAGAAATTGTTCCTGTATTGGAAAAAATCAATGCAAACACCAGAATAATTTCAAAAAATATGATGGTGTTACCAGCAATGCATCGTGATATCAATGTGATGAGGCAAAATATTGGTAAACTTGTCAAACTTAAAGGCGCAAGTGCATCAAATAAAGCTGACATGTACTTTATGAAGGCTAAGGAAAGAGAAGCTCTTTATGAAGAACAATATAAAAAAGTACCAACAAGAATATCACCATCAGGATCAGGATCACCAGATTCTGGCGATAAAGAAGAAGGTGGTGCTGGTTTAATTGCATCTTTTGCTAATAGTATTATTGATGCTATCGGTTCTTTGGGTAAAGCTATATTAACTGCGTTTTCAACTTTAGCTGGTATATTAAAGAATTTATTTTTCGCATTAGTTGTTCCGGTTGTATCAGCTATTTTAAGTGCTTTAGGTTCCGTATTAGGAACATTGATAATTGAATTCATAAAAGGTTTAGGCATATTTTCGAGTATAGGTAAGTTTTTGAAATTCTTAGTAACAAGAATTTTACCTAGATTGTTTTGGCCTTTAGCTATAGCTGCAGCGGCTTATTATATCAACGACAAATTTAATATATTTGGAAATTTATATGAAGGCATGGCTGAAGGAAGAATTCAAGATGCTGTAGATACATTACCGATGCCAAATATTAAAGTCGGTGAAGAAGTTTCTCCAGGACAATTTGCTACAAAAGAAGTTTTAGCTAGACCAGGAAAACCAAGAGATTTTAAAAATGTCTCAGCTTTGAATGAGTCTGGACCAGAAAAAATGTATAATCCAACCGTAGCTAAAGAAGTTAGGGATGGAAAAAGACAAGCTTACAACCTTGTTTTTCCTGGTTTAACCGGTCAAAGAAGCCGACTATCTTTACCATTAACAGAAAATGAAGCCTTAGATTTTGGTAAAAAATACGCAACTCTAAATTCTACACTACAACAATTGGACGCTTTAAGGAAGAAAAAGAAAGAAAGTAGAAGTCCAGGTGAAGAAAGACAATATCAAAAAGACATTGATAATAAAAACATTGTTCTTTCAGAACTTTTGGATTACATAAGAAGAAAATATAAAGAAATTGTAGAAAAATCTTTTCATCCAGAAATTTTAAACAATACTAGAGGTTTGAGTAGTGTGGGTACAGCTTTTGGTGGAGTTAAAGGTTTAGTTGATGATATGCAAAAGATGATTGATAATCCAGAAATTCAAGCATCATCATTAGTCATACCAAACGAATTTAAAGAAGCTTTTGATTTCGGTGTTGATGAAGACAGTCTCAACAAAGCAGGCGCAGCTGCAACAGAAAAAGTTGCTCCAATAATCAGAGGAAAAGTAGAAGAAGCGGTGACAAATTTGAGATTGGATCCAAGCCAATTTACACCACAACTTGAAGCACCAAAAGATGGAACTGGTGCAGGTCAACAAATACAACAAAAATCAGGTGAAGTAAAATCAGAAAAACAAAGTTCATTAATGATGGATCAATCAGACACCAAAGTTTCTAGTTTGACTTCAAATAAAGGTACTTCAAGTGTTACTCATATTCCTGAAGAAGCTTCACCTTGGAATATGGACTTAATTGGAAACATTTTAACTGGCCAAAGAGCACTAATAGGTTAATAAATGGCAAAATTATCCGAAATAATTAAATATCAGCGCTCGCAAGGAAAAGGAGTTGGTTCTTCTTTAGCTGGTGGTATTAAAGAGAGACTGAAAGAAAAATTTGACCCTAGAAAGATGTTCAATCAAAAGGGTTTAATGGTATCTTTGTTTCCTGGTCTAAAAGCATATAGAGCAAAGACAACGAAAGAAAAATTAATATCGAAAAATGTAACAGGAGATTTTCTTACAGTAAAACCTCTGTTTGAATCCATTGATGCAGGTTCAACTTTATCTGCAAAAAACTCAATGGTTTTACCATCTATGCATCGTGATTTTAATATTATGAGGCAGAATGTAATCAAATTAGTAAAATTAGAAAATGTTAAGCCCGCAACAAAAGCAGATATGTATTTTGTAAAAGCTTCTGAAAGAGAAAAGCTTTACGAATCTGAAATGCAAACCAAAAAGGGTGTAAAATCTTCCAGTCCGACAAAATTGGAAACTTCTAAAAATTCACCATCAAGAAGTGGTTTTTCCGTTGGATTTAAATTTATTGCCTTATTAGCAGCTGGTGCTTTGATTGTGAAAGCGATTGAAAAGATTGAAAAAGAAGACATAAAAAAAGCATTGACAGATTTTATTTCTTTCATAACAGGTTCTTTTTCTGCAAATGCGGCAATAAATCGTAATCCAGGAAATATTTCAAAAGATAGCAGTGGAAAATTGTATAAAGAAATACAAATTTCTGAAGCTGAAAAAGAACTTAATAAATTTAAATTTAAAGATTTGTCAGAAGCACAAAAGACTGCTTTTTTTGAATCACAATTTAAATCAGAAGGAAATAAACCAGGAACTATAGCTTATGACCAAAATAATCCTGGCGCAATGGTTTATAGAGAATGGATGAAGAAATATGGTGGTGAACCAGGAAAAACTGTTATTGGTCCAGATGGAATAACAAGAACATTTGCTAAATTTCCAACACTCGAAAAAGGTAAAGAAGCACAAAGAGCTCTTTGGGAATCGGAAGCTTATTCAGAAAAACCACTTGGCCAAGCTTTAAGAACTTGGGTAACACCAATGGGTGATGATGCAAATACTGCTTTCGCTGGTTATGTGGAGAGAGGTCGAACTGCTATAACAAAAGTTGGGCCGTTGCCTGCTCAAACTGTAAGTCAACCACCAACAACAGCTCGTGATTATAGTGTATCACAATCCGATTCATCACAACGAACACCATCCGTGCCTTTTGTTCCAGGTCAAGAAGGACTTAGACCACCCATGCAAACGGCCGGTGATATCAACACAAAAGTTTCAGCTGAAGGTTTAAAGACCAACGTTGTTTCATATGGAACAATGAATAAAATAGAGAACTTGGTTTTACATCATACTGGTGGCCACGGTCTCCAAGCTACGATACGAACCCTCGAATCGGCGAGAGATGTAAAAGGTACTCAGTATGCTACACATTACGTAATTGACAGAGATGGAAAAGTTTATCAAGTTAGATATGATAGTGATTTATTGTATCACTTAGGAGATACAAGCAAAAGACCTTCCGTTTTAAATTCAAATACTTTAGGTGTTGAAATTATTGGCAAGGATAGTTCCGATTTTACTCCACAACAAATTGTTGCAGCGAAAGCATTATCTAGCCAATTATCAAAGAAATATGGAATACCTTCATCAAATATTTTTGGACACGGTGAAGTATCAGCCGGCAAAATGCCTACAGAAGGAACAGATTTAGCTAAAACTATTCGTGGAGAATTCTTAGAAGCTGAACAAAAACGTGATAAAAAAGTTTCTCTAATACGTGGTAGTGAAAACATTGGAGAATCTATTAGTCTAGCTTCTGCTAAAGTAATGTTAGAAGAAGAACTTGGTTTAAATAACTCAGTCTTCATTCTAAGCCAAAACAATACTCACACCAATACTGTTTACTTGCCAAGAGCTGCAGGCAATATCAATCCAGTCAGACAACTACTAACAAGCAGTCTCGGATAAAGAAAAACCCCGCACAAGGCGGGGTCTAAACTAAGTGAGTTTAGTTTATTCTGCTAGAGATTTGAAATAATCCAAATCTTCATCAGCATCAGCAGCAATCTTTTGGTCGATTACGCCAATATCATCATCATTAAACTTGTTAACAACGGCAGATTCTGCTCGTGTAGAAGGTGCAACACCTTCAAAACCTAGAACCTTATCAAGGCGTGCCTTGAGTTGAGCGTGAGGTTTGAATTGTGACTTCTCTGTAAATTCTTTCAGAGAATACTCTTTCTTCCAAAGAGCTTCAAGTTTCTCATCATCACCATCAAGTAATGCAGACTTATCAGAGAATTCTGATTTGTCATAGTTACGATAGCCTTCAACATTACGAATCTTCAACTTGAAGTTAGCACCTTCCCACATATCAAATGGGTTAACTGGTGTTTCGTCAGCAAACTCAGGGTTCATGGCTTCAGTAATCTTATCAAAGATTTTCTTACCGAATTTGAACAACTTAATTTGACCTTCGTTGGATGGGTCGCTTGGGTCAGAAACAACCAAGACGTTTGCAACATAAGAAAGCTTACGCTTTTGCTTACGTGCGATATCTTTGTTTGCTTCAATACCAGAATTCCATAACGTGTTGTTGTGCTCACAAACAGGGCACTTCTCATTGATAGTAGTCAAGCAGTTATCAATGAACCAACCGCCAGGACCTTGGAAACCGTGAGAGAAAACACGAACCCATGGAAGTGCATCGTCACCATCAGCAGCTGGTGCTGGGAGGAAACGAATAACAGCCATGCCGTTACCTGCTTTGTCTACTTGGGGTTGCCAGAATCTGGTGTCGTCTTTACCGCCTGATTCAGCGGGTTGACCGGATGCTTCAATCGCTTTAGTTAGTTTGTCCAAAGAACTACGATTGCGCTTAAGATTTGCAAATGAACTCATATATTACTCCGTATAAATTAGTATGTTTTGTATTACGACTTATCCACATTATGCATCATATAGTGGTATATAGTCATTCAGATAGAAGGGCTTCAAGATACTGCAAAGTTTCACCGATATCTTTGTGAAGAATACCGATACCACCAGCCTTGTTAAAGGCCACAATAATATCTTCGGTATCATCAATCAAAACAACATCAGGTTTTGCATATTCTGTTTTATGACTTCTACCTGGAACGACATTTGGTTTATAAGCAATACCATGCTTTTTCAACCAAACTTTTTTCTGGTCAGCAACAAGGTCGTGATACTTTTTGCCGCCAGAGGATGTTAACATTTCAACTTCAACATCATATTTGCGAATGAATTTCAGTAACTCTTGGCCACCAGGAAACCAATCAAGTTTTTCAAATTGTCTGGTTGTACAAAAATGATTCCAGTTGTCACTAAATTCTTTTCTGGCTCGACTTGCTCCGGGTGATTCATTATATAATTCTTCCCAGCGTTTCTCAAAGAAGCAGAGAACGCCATCCATGTCCAAGTATATCTTACTGATTTTCATTTAATACCTTCTTCAAAATCAACTTGTATTTTACATCATCCTTTGGTAGAAAAGAGGCATACTTCACACACTTTCGCCTGAATTCTGGCCATCGTATCGTATCATCTATTCTTTTTGTCCACATCGGAAAGAAATTCAAAACATTATTCAAAACACAAAGCGTTTCAATTGATAATTCACTACGTAATGTTTTTGTCAGTAAAACTGGATAAACACCGTCAGTCATAATGATATCATTGGGATTGGTAAGTCCTTCAAAGAGTTTTTTACACTCATTCTCAAATGTATATGACAAAGATTGGATGACCTTCTGATGTTTGCGAAAATTCACTTCGGCAGATTCTTGTAAAAGAGAACCAACCCAACTGTTTTCATCTTCAACCATATTCGCAACAATAAATGAAGTCATATCATCTCGGTCGGTATATTTACGACTGAGTTTGTAGAAATGATATTTGTCCTTGCGATTCTCAAACGTAGTTACACTTACGTTGGTCTTCCCATTGTATTTGAAGAAATCATAAGATTCTGACGTAAAGTGTAATTTGAGTGCTTGATATAATCCAAATGTTTCATAGCCTGTCATATCGGCAATCTAGCGCCCTTATCTTTCAACATGTTATTATCCATCGCATTAGCTTCAATCTTAGATTTCAAATTAGAATTGATAAGCGTAGCTGCGACCTCAATTTCGAGACCGGTCAATTTACAGTATTCAACTATAGCTTCAATGTAATTGTAATCTGTAGAAGCGACCAACGATTCAATCGACTTGGCAAATTTTGCCATTTCATCCTTGGTTGGCATTTGGCTCCTTGGTCAGTTCATTTACTGTCCAGTCCATCACGTTATCACCACGCATATCATCTTTTTCTTCTTCTGTAGGTCCTAGACCAACATCAGCATTCCAAGGATGCCAAGTTTCTTCTTCAACGATTTGAACATCACCATCAAATACAAAACCACAACCCTTTAGAAAATCCTGAAAGTCAGACAATACATCTTCAATAAACAATCTTTCAGTTTCATAGGTGATAACAGGACCATCACCAATGTCGTCATTGTGGTCACAAATAAAAGTAAATTTAGGCATTATTTTACCACCGTTTCATATAGAGTTTCAAATTGGTCATGCACAGCTACTTCTTCGTCATAGTTTTGTTTGTAATAAACTTTGACCATTTTAGACACCAGTTTTTTCGGTAGTTGAAGTTGCTTACTGATATCTGCAACTGCCTCACGAATGTAATCTTTTTCTGCTTGTGCTCTGGTCATAGAATCAGAACATTCACGGATTACCTTTAGTAGTTTTTCCCTGTCGGCAGGATTTGAAATTTGATTTACACTCACTTGCTGAATAGCCATTATATACTCCAATTACTTTTTTGCGGTTGTTTGAATTGTATATGCAACACACACCGCATCAACGTGTGAAGCATAAGAACATCGAATAGAAAGTGGGTCAATACCTTTTTGCATTGCTGCTTCGATATTTTTTGACATTAGTTCCCGTTCGTTGTAATGATAGATTGCCAATGAGACAATTGCTGAGACAGCTACTATTGTAACAGCAAATATCAACTGTGTCAAGTTATTTTTTATCTCCTGCATCATATTTTAAACTCCTTTTTGTAAAAGTAGTCAGACTTTTTCTTATAGAAAATATGTCTGCCGATTTTGGTGGTCTTTGGCAAAGGCCAACCAGGATTAACATAATCAGCATGATAATATGTTGCACCATACGTAACATCTTTAATGTTTTCGTAATTCATTACAACATACACAGCCAAATCTCTAATCTCATTATACAATGAAGTCTGTTTGATTGTCAAGCGTTTACTGGTAAATGTTGTGTCACACCACCAACTAAATTGGCAAGTATGTCCAGTCTTTTGTTTTACCACACCACATATGTCACTTGCGTAATTACCGGTTGATACTCGGTTCATAGTGACCATAGCAACAGCGAGTTTGCCTTCATGTGGTTCATGTGCTGCTTCAAAGTAAATATTTTCAGCAAGACATTCAACTTGTTTCTTTGCGGGTTCAGACAACGAATAATAACTGATGTTGTCTAGGATGTTTTTACTTTCATCCTTAAATGTAAATGCAGTCAACAATAGTGATGCAGATAAAAAAATGCTTGCAATTATAGGTTTGCTTAGCATAGCTTCTCCTTTCTGTGTGTAAACAGGCCCGAAGGCCTGACCCCTCAGGACTTTTTAGCAGGTTTAACCGGCTCAGAAATATTAGACACGAAACCATTCAAGGTATGTGCCTTAGTGATAATTTCTGCTTCTGTGGGATATGGTGGCATCGCAGGATGCTCTGGGAGCGGCGTGCCTGTTTGCTTAGCCTGGTCGCATTGAGTTGACCAGTTGTTTGTGATTTGCTCTTTTTTGGTGTAGTAATCTTCTACGAGCATTTCTTTCGCCATTTTTAAAAGTTCGAGGCGAATTTCGAACGGTGACATGTTTGACATGTTTTACCCCTGTGTTGTGTGTGTAATACCGCCATTTGACGGTATTTTATTTATAAAGCTTTAATCCCAAAGGCCTTGGTAATACTTACCAAACAAACGGAATCCGTTTGCTATGCGGTCATGTACAATCTTCATTCCATCATAATCGCATTTGTAGGTATCTTTAGGGCCTTTTGCCATTTGCATGAACTTGTGTTCACCTTTCGGCACTTCGTTACCGTCTTTATCAACAGGTACCCACAAAATGTCATGTTCTCCTGAGCGATATGCATCTTCCCACGAATCATCGACTTTGTGTTCAAATGCAAAAATCATTTCATCAAGGACATAATCCCAACGTTTAAAATGATTCTCATCAGTATCCCATTCGTTTTCTTTTGGTGGTGCAGATGTTGATTTTAATTCTTCAGGAACATCTTCATCATCCACAAAAGGTGCGCCATG